GAGGCAGCCCACTACAAAAACAAAGGGGGGTGCGTGGACTATCGCACAACTGAACTTGAACAGAAGGCTATAACAGCCCTAATTAAGAAGTATCCCAGATATGTCAGGCTGAACCCCAAGCGTAAGAACGAAATACTTTTGAGGTTCCCAAAGAAATGAAATACTATTCCAGCCCACGTTGGACAGCGGAAACCCCGGATTGCTCTATGCCAATGACATTTGACCAGTATAGCAACTGTTCTTTCGGTTGTCTGTACTGCTTTAGCACATACCGCAGGGCGATAGGGGGACCAAAAGAAGCATACCTGAACCATGAAGTGTCACCAGTCAATGTGGATAGTTTCAAGAAGATCTTCACGGACCCGGACAGTTCCCAGTTCGGAGAGTATGTGAAAGCCCGGAAGGTTATGCAGTGGGGCGGAATGAGTGACCCGTTTTGCTTCTTTGAGAAGGAATTTGGAGTCGGTCTTGAGATACTGCGATTCCTGCGAGAGATTGACTATCCTATCAGCATCAGCACGAAAGGTATATGGTGGGCCAAAGATGAACGGTATATGGAATTATTCCGGGATAACCCAAAATGGAACGTAAAAGTGTCCATAATAACTTTGGATAAGGCCAAGCAGCCAAGATAGAAAGGAATGTGCCGACACCAAACCAAAGACTAAAGCTGATTGAAGGGCTGGCGAAAGCGAACATAGGCGGAGTAACACTAAGGCTCAGGCCGTTCTTAATCGGTATCAGCGACCCAAGGCATACAGAACTGATAAAACTGGCTGCTGACAGTGGGGCAACCGCATTATCCACAGAATTCTTTTGCCTTGAGCAGCGTAGCAACGAACTCAAAAAGAACAAACTGCCAGTTATATCAAGGCTGGCAGGCATAAATTACGAAAAGTTCTATCGCAGTGGAAGCGTAGGTTCCGGCTATCTACGGCTTAACCGGAATATCAAAAGGCCATTTGTCAACGAAATGGAGCAGACATGCCAAGAATCTGGGATACGGTTTTACGTCTCTGATGCCCATTTTAAGGAGCGTTGTAACAACGGGTCATGCTGTGGGCTAACTGAAGACTGGAACTACAGCAGGGGACAATTCTGTGAGGCCCTAGTGCTATGCAGGGCCAATGGTAAGGTCACATGGCCTGAAGTAGCTGAAGATATGGGGCACCTTAAAACATTCCTATACCGTCAGGCTCAAGGCTACAACAATGTGTCATGCGAAAACAGGGCCACATTCTACACTCACACAATGTTCGATTACCTGCATTACCTGTGGAACAATCCAAAGGCAGGCCAGTCACCTTACAAGATGTTCGAAGGGGTTATGAAGCCCACTTCCAAAGATGAAAACGGTGATCTTATTTACGAGTTGGACGAATGCAAGTTATGAATTATCGGTACCTATGGCTTACTAGAGTGCCAATCAAAACCCCAGATGGAGTAGTGATGTATTATGCACATTTGCCGGAGCCGTTAACTGATGTATCTGATATGCGTGTGTATGTACTGATGTTCGGGTGCTGGGGATTGAAATTAAGGAACGGGAGGAACTGATGGTTGAAGTAAACGAACTCATTGAGATATGCAACAAAAAAGAAAGGCAGCGTAAAGAGAGAGCATTGTATTTGGAAAAGTTCAAGTCTAAATCATTACTGGAACGTGTGATACTAAGTTGGATTATAATACTTATGATGCTGTGCTTCATGCTTTTCTATATGGTGAAACTGATACTGGTTGACGGCCCTATCACTGTAGTTGAAAGTATTGCTAAATCAGATTAGGAGGTTGTAAATGGTTGAACAGCAGCAGGAGGGAGTAGTACTTGAGTGTAACCGTTGCAAGAAACGGTATGGGCCTCAGCAGATATTTGAGGCCAACAAAAGCAGGGACGAAGCAAAATGCACCTGCGGATATGATGAATTCGCTATGTTCAATACCCAAACGGGCCAGTATATCGAAGTTTGCAGGGAGGGTGGAAATGAGTGAGTGGTATGCAATCACGAAAGATGATGTGGAACTTTCTGAAGATGGTACTACTGTAGATGTGCATATCGGACATGCTGAACATGGTAATATCTATGTCGAGATACCAATTGGAATCTTGAAGGAATTATTGGAGGATAAATGAATACGCTTGAGCAGCGAACCCAATACCACATGGAAAAGTACGGCATAAGCCGGAAGGAAGCACTGTGGAGGGCCATCAGGTGCCACAATGCAATCATCAATATACACAACAATTCTGTACGCAGGTTACAAATAGCAGCTAAGGAGGCAAAAGAATGTTTGAACTTAAACTAATCGTGATTATAATGGCAGTAGTTGTATGGTTAAGCCTTGGCTTATTTGGAAGCTGGATAGGGCACTGCGTATACCGGAAGCACTATCCCAAAGAAACCCGGAGCAGCATGTGGGATGAAGGGATGACAATGTTCTATATCGTGGCAGCCCTATTTGGATTACTGAACGTATTCTTCTGCTACCTATTCATCCTACTGGTAAGGGCTATCGACAATTTCGATGAAGTTAGTGAGGAATTGAACAGACAGCCATTGTTGATTGACGATCATCAGAAAAGCCCGGAGTCAAAATAATTAATCACCCAAGAGGAGGATAAAATGAACGACTGTAAAAGATGCACCACAGACCTCTCCCAAGTGTCATTCATGCAACTGGCATTCCGCAGTGGTCAGTTGACAGTAAAATGCCCAGTATGCAACCAAATCGCATCAGTAACCCTAACCAGCACAGGGGGACTGAAGGTGGTATCGGTATAATGGTCGCTGAGGCAAACCACAGAACTTCACAGAGTTCCTTGCATTATGGCAGGGAAATAGAGTGATACTTGACAAAGACTTGACACTTGTGATAAATTCTCAAGCAAGGAAAAGGACATGGGCACAAACGGAAAACAGGCTGAAAAACAGCCATATAATCCGGCAGAAACGGTCAAAGAATTTCGCTTCCCAAAGGGCACATCAGGGAATCCCAAGGGAAGACCGAAGAAGGAAAACTGTCTCACTTCTTTGCTGAGAGAACTGCTTGAGGGTGACCCGAACCAAGTGCGAAAGCGTTGGAAGGGAGTCAAATCTGGCAAACGTAAAATGACTGGGGCACAGAATCTTGCGATAGCATTGTACAACAAGGCAGTAGCAGGCGACTTGAAGGCAATCCAGATGATTTACGAACGGACTGAAGGAAAGGTACCACAGCCACTTGAGCATACAGGAAATGGAGGAGAGGCAATTGAGTTCAACGTTGACCCCAGAAATATCCTCGCTGAAAGAATCGCTCATATCTCTGAACAGCGAAGAATTACAGCAAGTCTTAACTAGCCTATCACCACAAGAGGCGGAAGACATACTGTATGATTGGAGGATATGGGCACGACCTGAGCAACTTCCCCCAGACTGGCAGTGGTTTATCTGGCTCCTAATCTCCGGCAGAGGCTTTGGAAAGACAAGGGCAGGCAACGAACTTGTCAATATGTGGGCCTCCCAAGGACACTCCCCTATCGCCTTAGTAGGACAAACCAAGGCAGATGTACGGGACACCATGATTGAACTGTTCGAATCCTCTATTATCCGCATCAGCAAACCTTCTTTCATGCCTGAGTACGAGCCTTCCAAGAGGCGATTAACATGGCCCAACGGAGTAGTAGCCATAGCGTATTCCGGTGACGAGCCTGACCAGCTTAGGGGACCACAGCATGCCAAGGCACTTGTTGACGAGTTGGCAAAATACAAGTACCCACAGGACACATGGGATAACCTCATGTTCGGCCTCAGAATCGGCAGCAACCCACAAGTAGCAGTGACCACTACCCCAAGGCCCATCAAGATAATCAAGCAGCTTGTGGTGGATTCTATGAAGGAAGGGACGGACATAGCTTTGACAAAGGGCCATACGCTAGACAACCGGGATAACTTGGCACCACAGTTCCTCAAGAAGATAATGGACAGGTACCAAGGAACTAGAGTCGGAAGGCAGGAGTTGGCAGGGGAGATATTGGACGATAACCCGAACGCTCTTTGGAGGCGTGACTGGATTGAGCGTGGAAGGGTAAAAGACCATCCTGATTTGGTTCGCATCGTTGTAGCCATAGACCCAGAGGCGACCAGTACCGAAGACAGTGCTGAAACTGGCATCATAGTAGCAGGCAGGGACGCTTACGGCCAAGGCTATATCCTTGAGGATGCCAGCATTAAGGGAACACCGGACGTATGGGGAGGAGCCTCAGTAACCGCATTCAATGTCCATGCTGCTGACTTGGTTGTAGGTGAGGTAAACAACGGAGGCGAAATGGTAGGCTATGTCATTCAGACTGTGAGTGACACACGGATACCGTACAAGGCTGTGCATGCCAGTAGGGGAAAGGTTATTCGAGCAGAGCCTATCAGTGCCCTATATGTACAGGGCAATATTCACCACGTAGGAACATTCCCAGAACTGGAAGACCAGTTGTGCGAGTGGGTACCCGGAGATACTTCCCCGGACAGGCTGGATGCTTTGGTATGGGCACTCACCGAACTGTTCTATCCTGATGGGGTTGAGGAGATTATTACATACGACTTGGTTGACGAGGTCATGGACAGGCTGCTGATTTAGGGCCAAAAAACTTCTTGCCCACTGGTGGAGAAAGTTGCCTTTTTGAAGCTAAAAATCGAAAATTACTAAACATAACAGGGAGCATAAAATGTTAAAGAGTTTGCTAGGCAGGGAAAGTAAGGTAGGGGAACTGGACGAACTGAGGCAGCTTATCACCGAAGCAACGTGGGAGATTGAGCAGCTTTTCGATATAGACGAAACGGACTGGGTTCAGGTAGGCAGCTACAACACACAGGGCCTTACCGAGATACAAAGGAAGGAGATAGTCCGCAACTCCCGGAAGTATTACTACAAGGACCCGTTGGCAAAGCAGGCTATCCGTATGTGGACGACATACTCATTCGGTGGAAGGGTATCTGTGCAGAGCAAGGACGAGGATGTGCAGAAACTTATCGACACTTTCATGGAAGACCCGGAGAATAAAAGCGTCCTGTCAGCCACAGGAATCGCAAAGAGCAGCGATAAAGGGCTGGTTGACGGTGAACTATTCTTCGTCCTGTTCTACGGTAAAGGCAGCGGAATGAAGATACGCAGGCTCATGGAGCCTATGGAGATAACCGAGTTCATTACCAATCCTGAAGATGTGGAAGATATACGCTACTTCAAACGGGTATGGGGCGACACGATGCTGCGGATGCACGAAGACTATTATGCCAGTACAATGAACCTTACCGGGGAACCGACACCTTACCTGTACGCTCCCACATCGAATATACTGGAAGGCCCCACTGCTGAAGGCTACATATACCATCTACCGTTCAACACGATCTATCAGCGTGGCTACCCATTGCTTACTCCCGTACTTGACTGGCTGAAGGAATACCGGAGATACTTGGCCTCACGTATTGCTATCATGCTGGCTTTGGCTAGATTTGCATGGAAGCAGAAGATGAAGGGAGGAGCGAGTGCCATTGCAGCCCAGAAAGCCAAGACGGACGACAAATGGCCTCAAGCAGCCAGTACCCTCATAGAGAACTTGGGAGTGGATACTACTCCGGTCAAAACGGACACAGGGGCCAAGAACGCCTATACCGATGGCCGGATGGTTAAGTTGCAAGTAGCAGCAGGTGTAGGCATACCTGAGCAGTATTTTGGGGACGTTAGCGTAGGTAACTTTGCTACCTCAAAGACTGTGGAACTGCCAATGCTCAAGCAGTTTGAACAGTATCAGAATGTATGGGCTGATGCACTGCAAGATATACTCAATGTACTCTTTGAGTTTGAAGGTGTGAGCGAGGAGAAACGGAAGTTAGATATTGACTTCCCACCTATTGCACCCAAAGACGCAGCAGAAGCAGCCAAGGCAATGGCAGCCTTAATCGGTGCCTTCCCAGAGTTTGCAGGCTCACCGGAAGTAAAGCAAGTAGCCTTGCAGAACATGGGAGTCAACAATGTAACGGATGTGCTGGATACTTTGGCCGAAGAAATGAATAAAAATGGTGATGTTAAGGAAGCCACTTTGGTCAAACTAATATCCGCATTACGTGAAGCGAAGACTGCATTTGGGGCACCTGACGAGCCGGAATGCAGCGAACATGACCACACGAACGGTCTATAGGAGGGAAACAAATGGGCGAAAAGATGTGTCTTGAATGTAAGGGGTTACCAGTAAGCGAAGTTCAGCCTGAGCATGGTTTATGCGACTCCTGCATAGAATGGAAGGCAAAGAACAGAGAAGAATACGAATGTCCCAGTTGCAACGGAAAGGGCCTGCTATCATCAAGCAGAGGCGGAGTAGTACAGGTAAAATGCGGTAGCTGTAACGGAAGGGGAACAATAGCATACCGCTACGTAGCACCTAAACCGGAGGAAGGAAATGCCACTGAACCAAAAGCAGTTAAGAAACCTAGCACCCGAAATCGAAAGCCTGCTGCGGACGCTGGAAGCAAAGGCACTCCCGACAAACCCAAACGCTCCCGTAAATCAAAGGCTAAAACGAGCGTATCAGAGTGATCTTGAGAAGTACTTCAAGCAGTTGAAAGCATCCTTCCCGTACAACAAGCTGGAAGGGGTTTACCGTAAATTCGTGACAGAGGCTAGTGTGAGAAAGGAAAGCAGCCCTTTGATTGACCCGTTG